AAAGTGCTAGAGACGCTGCAGCTCAACAAGTTAGTCAATTAAGTGGCTTGGGACAAGCAACTGGTGGCTTGGGTCAATTAACCGGTGGGTTAGGAACTTCAATCGGTGGTTTAGGTCAACAATTAGGGTCTACTGGTTTAGCTTTTAGCACTCTTGGTCAAGGCATTGCTGGATTAGGTTCACAACTTGGTGGCTTAGGAGTGACTGGTCAAGAACTATTAACAGGTCAAATAGGCACATTAGAGGGCTTGGGTCGAACTCAAAGAGGAATTACTCAAGATGCTCTTAGCAGAAGATTTAGAGCAGCTGACGTACTAGCTGACGAACCATTTACTAGATTACAAAGAGGCCAACAATTATTGGCTGGATTACCAATTGGTGGTATCTCTGGTGGCACTGGCGCTCAAATGTATCAACCTCAAACCTATAGCACTCCTAGCTCTTTACAAAGAGGTATTGGCACATTAGGTCAACTTGGAACTATAGCTGGAGGATTCGGTTTCTCAGATAAAAGATTAAAAACTAATATTAAAAAATTAGGATCTGTAAATGGTATAAATATTTATTCTTGGACTTGGAATAAATTAGCTAAATTAATGGGCGTGCATTTAACCAATCCAATAACAACAGGAGTTATGGCTCAAGAAGTCATGCATATTCCAGAAGTTGTTAATCTAAGTAACGATGGTTTTTATTTTGTAAATTATAAAATCTTAGACAATTTAATAATAAAATAATGAACACAGGTATAGCTGAAATACTTAAAGATGTAATTCAAGGAAAAGAAATTGAAGATTCTTTAAAAGAAAAAGGTATTAATGAAATATTAAAAAGCCAAGGGATTCCTTTGAAAAAGAGGGGCGAAGAAATAATCTATCAAATCAATCCAGATTTTTCTTTATACAACAACCCTGGTGAAACAGGTGTAAGATTTGAAAAAAGATTTGCCGAAGGTGGCATCGCTTCAGCAATTACAAAAATAAAAGCCAACCCAAAAGTAGAAAAATATGCGGTGGGAGCTTTAGTACCTATTGGTGGTGCTATAGCTAGAGCAGCGCCTACAGCTATTAGTAAAGTAAGACAAATTTTACAAGGCGGTAGAAAAGTTAAAGACATGGGACCAGCTAAAGTAGTAGATGATGTTGTTGATGCCAAAATAGTAGACGATGTCGCCGAAGAAACAATCAAAAGAGGCGGTAACATAATTACTAGAAACCCAGTAACTTCGACTCTTACTGGATTAGGTTTAGCTGCTGGACTAACTCCTTCTCTTCTTGGCGGTGGTGAAGAAGAAACTACTGAAACTATTAAAACTACTGAAACAAGTGATGACTCAGTTGGTGATGGAACAATAGATTTATCTGGTGTTCGCGGTGAAACCCTTGGCGTATATGCTAGAAAAAGATTACAGCAAAAAGGCTTCTTTTTTAATGAAGAAACTGGCAAGTTTGAATCACAATTAGATGCTAATGGTAATGTCATACAAGGCAAACCAAAATTCTTAGACTACTTAAAAGCTTTTGGCGGTGGTTACTTAGAAAAAACTGCTGAAGATCCTGAGTTTGCTAAAAAGATGATGGCAGGTTTTGCTGCTATGACCATGCCGAAAGAAGGCCCAACTGGATTTAGTCCACTAGGTTTAAGTGAATTTACCCAAGGTTATCTAGGAGCAGACTTAGCTTTACAAGAAGCTAAACCAGCTGATCAAAAACTTTTAGAATATTTACAACAAAACCCTGATCAAGCAAGTACCCTCGAGGATTTAGAAAGGGCTAGACTGGGTTTAAAAAAAGGTGAACTTGAAGAAGCGTATGAATATTATGCAACTTTATTTGATGAAGTAAGAAAACGTGATGGTGCTTCATCAGCAGATGCAAAAGACTTTTATTTAGTAACGCCTGACGGTAACCCATTTATGGAATTAGATGCTTTAAAAGCTTACAAAAACCTTTCATCTGAAGAGTTCATAAAATTAAGAGATTCATTAAAATTAAAATCAATTAAAAATTAACCATGCCTACTTTAAAACTGGAAGATGGAGCAACAATATTCATCCCAGATGAAAGTCCAGAAACCATAAAAGAATACACCGAAGCTTATAACAAAACCAAACAAGGCGAGACAGGAGTGCTTGGTGACATTGGTAGAGGTTTATTTTTAACTGGCCCACAAAAAGCTGTTCAAGGTTTGGCTGAAACTGGATCTTCTATTATAGACTTTATCGCTGATACAGATCTTACTGCTGATGTTAAAGAACATTTTGATAGAGTTGCTTATGAAAAACCAAAGACCCAGGCTGGAGAGATAGCTTCTTTCTTTGGTCAGTTTGGTATTCCAGGATTAGGTGCTGCTGGAGTATTAACTAGATATGGCAAAGCCAAACAAGCTCTTGGATTTGGTGCTGTAGATGGAGCAGTTGCTACTGATGACACCGTTACTATTTCAGATTTAGTTTTAGACAGTGAATCAGATGAAGAAAGATTAGCCAGATTAGATGGTAGCGAGGCAGCGGCCAAAAGATTATTAGATAAAATGAATGTAGCTGCTGAGGCTAGTGCTTTTGTATTTGGCTTACCTTTAGCTTTAAGTGGCACCAAAGCAGCAGCTAAGAAAAGTGTTGACTTAGTAGCTCCAGCCGCTTCACATATAGCTAAGATTGGTTTAAGCGCACAAGGCAAATTAACAGCCAAAGGACTTGATGAAAGTCTTTTAAATACAAATAGAACTTTTTACGATAGATTAAAAAATAATTTTACTTTTAAAAGAGACAAACCAACAGTAGCAGTAGCTAAAGCAATGGGCGCTAAAACATCTACCGTCTTAGCTGCGCAAGATGCTGTTAATGACGCTTTTCAAAACATCATTGGAACAGTAAACAAGACCAATAAAGGTAGTTCAAGTCAAACACAAAAAATGCAATTGGCTAGAGATATAGAAGACTATATGTTTCCAAGGGTAAAAATTGATTTTGAATCGCCAAACTTAAGTCAAACACAAGCTAGAGATGCAGCTAGAAGTTTACAACAAGAGGCACTAACAAGAATAAAAAATTTAGAAACCGATGGTGGTTTGTATAAGGGTATAGATTTACCAAAAGGTTTAAAAATATCAGAGCTATTAGAAAGCACTAGAAGTGAATTTGATAATTTATCAAAGAGTGTTTTAAAAGCAGGTGACAGCACATCTGATGAATTTACTAATTTATTTATCAACGCTGAGTTGAGGGATGCTATACAAGAAAACATGGGATTGTATGGCACTAGAGTTTATAAAGCTTTTATTGATGGCGGTTTTAAAATGGATCCAAAGTTAAAACAAGAAGCCATTGAACAAATCATGAGAACTCATGGAGTTGATGAGCAAACCGCTAGAAGTGCTTTAAATGATTTGGTTATTCCCAAAGCAAAAAATAAAGATGCAATTGGAGTAGAAAGCACAGATGCTTTTGTTGATAGTTTAAGAGTAGATAAAGGAATTTTAAAAGGCAGAAACTTAGATAGCTTAGAAAAAGTCAGAAAGGCTTTGGGTGAAGTTGCTGGTTATACTCAATCAACTCCAGAAGCTGCTTTGAATAACACTGCTTTGATGGCTTCGTTAACGGCAAGCAAATTGGCAACTTTAACAGCCAAGTCAAAAGTTTATGATGATATTTTTAAATTAGATAAGAATGCTGCAGCTTTAGGCGAGAAGAAATTTTTAAGAGACCAAAATTATTTTGATAATAAAAGAATTACCACAAGCAAAGAGGGAAATATTAATGTTGCTTTTGACACTGTTGGGCCAGATGATGTGCCAATTAAATTTAAACAGTTTAATCAAGAACACGGATCTTTAAATGGTAAATTTATTAGAGCAGATTTTTTTGATGCGATAACTAGAGCTAGTAGTGATTTCCAAGCTAACCCATTAGCAAACCTTGGTTGGTATAAACCTATTATACAAGTTAAATCTGCTTCTCAATATGGTAAAACTGTTTTATCTCAAGGAGCACAAACTAGAAACTTTACTTCAGTACCTTTTTTTGCTTTATTAAATGGTAATGTTGGTAACACTGGTCGATACATGGACGCAGTGCAAACCACCTTTGCTGGTCTTATAGACCCTAAAACAAAAACTTTAAAAAAAGAAATCTTAAAAGAATTAAGAGAAGAGGGGGTGAATCAAGCTGGTGGTGGTGGACGTTTAGCTGAGATAAGAGACTTAGCTAATTTATCTTTTGAAGGAACCCGTGGCGGTGCTATTTTATCAAGAGTTGGTAATATTCCTGGCATCAAACAAACAGATAAATTTTTACAAAAAACTTATGCAATGACAGACAACGCTGCACGTGTATTTAGTTATATGGGTGAAAAGAAAAGATTTTTACAAGCCATGAAAAATAACACAGATGGTTTTGTTCCAGTGCAAGCTGTTAAAAACATGACTAAGTATGCGGATCTGGTTGAGCTAAATGCTTTTGGTAAACCGGTTATAAAGCCATCAAGCATTATTAATAAATTTGGTGACGATGGACTTGAAATGTTTGCTAGAGCAGAAGCTGGGGACATAGCTCAACAAACCGTACAAAACTATCAAAGAACTATGGGTTTTGTTGATAAATTAAAACTAGCTCCAGTAGGTAACTTTGTAGCTTTTCCAGCAGAAATATTTAGAAATACTGGTAATGCGGTTGCTAGAGGAATTAGAGAGGTCGCTAGTGAAAATCCTGAGATACAAAAAATAGGCATGCGCAGATTAACTGGGGCGACTTTTACTTTGGGTGGTACTGGTTACGCTTTAGAAAGAATAGGCACAACTTTAACTGGAGTCGATCAAGAAAAAGTAGAAGCGTATAAAAGATCTTATGGAATGCCTTGGGATAAGACAGCAACTTTAGTGCCAGTGGCCTCTGATAAAGATGGTAATCCTACTCAATTTTTTAATTTTAGTTACATGAATCCTTATGATTATTTGAACAGACCTGTGAATAGGGTGTTTATGGAAGTCGCAGAAGGCAATAGAAATGAAGAAAGTTTATTAAGAACTTTTTATGATGGCACAACTGGTGCGATTGCAGAGTTAAGCAACAGCTTTGTTGAACCAGCTTTTTCTATACAAGCTGTGCTCGATTCTGCTAATGGTAGAACTGCAACTGGTAGAAGAATTTGGGGAGAGTCAGATACCGTTGGTGATAGAATAGCAAAAAGTTTTTTATACGTAACTGAACAAACTTTACCTTCCATAACTCCCTTTACTCTAGCTTCTGATTTAGGAACTGATAGAGGAATCGGTGTTGACGTTAGACCAAAAAACTTTCCTAAAGCTGTATTTGGTTTGACTGGAGGCAAAGGCGAAGATTTAAAAACTAAAGCAGGTCAGGATCTGGATGTAGCTGATACCATGGTACAAGCTTTTAGTGGTTTTAAAGTAGTTAAACCACAAATAGATAGGACTTTATTGTTTAGAGGTTTTGAAGCTTCTAGAGAAATAAGAGACGCAACCAACCAATTTAATTCTTACTTGAGACAATTTGAACCAAGAGAGGCAGAACAATATTTAAATGCTTACATAAATTCAAATGAAAAAAGATTTAGAACTTTTAGAGATTTATACACAGCGATTGACGATGCAAAAACGCTTGGGTTATCAGAAAGAGAAATAGAAACACAACTTAAAAAAGCCAAGGTAGCTAACTATAAAGACGTTATGCGTAATAGATTTAGACCAATTGAATTAAACACAGATGTATTAAGAGCTTCACCAGCACCACAAGACATAAGAACTCCTATTAATGTTATTGAAAGAGATTTAAGACAACAGAATCTTGAGGGTCAATTTAGAGATCCAAGACAATCTAACCAAAGCGCAGGAGCTCAAATATTAAGACAGCAAGAGCTAGAAAAATTAGTGGGAGGTACCTAAAGTCCAAACTTAATGTGCTCGGCCCCACCGTTTTTTTCAGCCTTTTGTATTTGATTGATTGCTCGGTCAACTAACCACTCTACAGTATTAGCCCTAGTACGATGCGTTAATGAAGCCAGTTGGCTAAGTTTTTTATGCGTTTCTTTGTTCACACCTATGGTAACATGAGTCATGTGAGATTCTCCTAATATGTTGATTCTTTCTTATTTTTGATAAATTATTGTATATTAAAAAATGGCTTATAACAAATACGGTGCGATCAAAGTTAAGCTTGATGGCTATGTGTTTGATAGCAAGTTAGAAGCAGCTAGGTATAAATTTTTAAAAGAACTAGAACAAGCGGGAGCAGTATCTGAAATAGAAGTGCATCCGCCCTACCCGTGTTTTGTTGAAGGCAAAAAGGTTTGTCTTTACAAAGCAGATTTTAAATATAAAAACGCTAGAGGCGAGGAGGTGGTGGAAGATACCAAAGGTGTCCAAACCGATGTCTTCAAACTTAAAAAGAAATTGGTGGAAGCCCTTTATCCAGGATTGATAATAAAGATAGTATCTTCTCCTAGAGAGTAACATGTCCGCAAAAACAAAAACCTGTTCTGTTTGTAAGAAACGGAAGAGGATTAAAGAGTTTGAGTCTAAGACTAGGATCACTGGCACTGTCTCTTATCGAAGCAGTTGTCGTGTTTGTTATCGAAAAAAACGTAACATTAAAACAACATCGGATCCGCATAAATTTTTAGCAATCATATTCACTCAATTAAAAAGTACAAGAAAACATAAAAGGCCTGATTTGGAGTGGGAAATTGTCCTAGATGATGTGATAGACCTTTGGGAGAAACAAGAGGGCTTCTGCGCCCTTTCTGGGCTGCTCATGACCCATGCCAAGGATGGTGAGGGTAAAAAGGATCTTAACGTTTCGCTTGATAGAATTAATCCAAACGAGGGTTACAAGCCAGGCAACATTCAATTAGTAGCTTACAGAGTCAACATTATGAAACACAGTTTATCCGAAGACCTGTTTCTTTGGTGGTGTGAAAATGTTGTCAATCAAAAAATAAAAAAACAATCACAAGTTTTCTAAATCAAAACTTATGTTTTCTTTTATTTCTCTTTGATGAGTATTTAAAGCAAATACTACTAGATATTCAACTATGTTTTTCACATCCTTTTGGTTATCTGACGCAAACTCTTTTAAAGAATTAAATGTAGATGAGTTAATCCAAACGGGTTTACAGCCACATCTTTCAATAATAGGATCGTCAAAATCACTTAAGTTTTTCATATTACCTCCCTGTTATTACAAGAGATATGTAAATTGTACTATATTTTTATAATAAATTACAAAATACTTGATAAAGGTGATTAATAACTGATATAATGACTTTAAATCCTACTCCTTAATAGGGTTTATTTTCAAAAAAGAAAAGGAACGTTTATGCGTTCCTTTTCGTTTATTGAATCATAAAATGTTAGAAAGGTAATGGTTCTAAACCAATGATCCACTCGTGGTTTTTACAAGCTTCTGCCTGCATTTTAGGGTTCAATAGTTTCTTTTGATCCTTATTACAAACCCAAGTAGCACCACTGACGTCAATCAAAGGCTTGCTGTATTTACAATTGCGACAATTCTTTTTAGCGGGATAGGCTCTTTGCATGTAAACGTCTCTGGATTCTTTAGCCATGCTTTTGATACGCCAGTCGGTCTCAGGTACCAAACTTTCTGGTGGTTGCTCAGACGTAATAATTCTTTCAGCTTTAACTAACATGGACTGATAAATTTCTTCATCTTTAAGAATTACCTCGGTGTAAATCTCAGAATTGTTTTTGTTGTAAACCAAAGCTAAAGACTTGTCTAAATTAAAAGCCCCCATGTAACAGTGCACTTGAGCCTCGTATTCCATTGACCAACGTTCGTAGCTGCCTTCATTGACCAAATTATTGAAACGTTTATCATTTGCGGTTTTTATTTCTAGAATCATTGGTTCTAAATTGTCTGGTACATTTTTTATGACTCCATCGATATGGCCAGAGAAATGATCGCCAAGCAAAGAAGCTGTGTATTGATTGCCTTTCTTGTCTTTGGTAAAAACTTCGAGCTCTTTAGATTTTTCTAGATAGCTAACAATAATATCCTCTAACACTGTCCCCAGATCCATCCTC